TAGAACTTCATGGCTGAACGTGAACCACGGTACTTTCTTGGCATTGCAAGAATAATATCCTGTAGATCCTGTACTGTCCATGTGCTACCACTTGAGGTTACAGCAGCGGCCTGATTGCCACCAGCTGTCTCCTTTGCGTGGAAGCCCTCCATGATGCTAAGGAACGCATTTGTTCCAGAGCCTGTTCCGTTGATAGCTAGATCCTCTAGATCGTTAGCGAATGCACGGGTCATTGTGCGAACCAAGTGGTCCTCTAGACCTGCACCTTCGATGTTATCCTCTAGAGCTTCAGTTGAAACCTCCCAATCCAAACGGATCTTCTTGGTGGTAACCTCAACCTTAGTGAAAGCAACATCAGCGTTTGTGTAAGTTGCATCAGCCTGTGCTGCTGCACGGATTACACGCTCGCCAACGTTTAGCTTCTCTAGCTCTGCGGTGTTGGAACGCATTGTTACTCTGCGACCATCTTGTGCTAGTACCTGCTGCTCCCAAATGTATTCGATGAACTGGCGAGACTGCTCAGGATTGAGAATACCGCCATCATCGGTTGTGCTGCCAACAACGCCGAGGTCACCAGAGGCTGGGTTTGTTACACCCCCAATACCACCAGAAACTACTGCGCCTGTTGCAGCTGCCTTCTCTAGGATTTCGTCTGACATTTTTATTTCACCTCCTATTTATTTACCGATATAAGTCAGCGGCTTTGAGGAAACGACCGCCCCACATCGACTTTTCAGTTGTATTTTCTTCCTGCACGATCCCGCCAAGATCGCCAGACTTGCGAACGGCTGTGTCAGCTTCTACAGCATCAACACGCCCTTCAAACTCTGTTACATTGCTTTTTACAGTTGTTACTTCCTCTTGTACGCCGCCTAGAGACTTCTTCATCTCTGCGACCTGCTCTGCAATGCCCTTAACTACTGCAGCTAGATCTCCTAGTGAATCTGCAACAGAATCCTTGATCTCGCTAACAGCCTTTGCCAAGTCATCTGTGCTGCCTTCTTCATTAGGAGTTGTGGACTTTTCGACTACCTCTTCAGTTGTGGCTTCCTCTGTCTCTTCCGCCTTTTCTACTGTCTCTTCGGCAGAGTCCTCAACAGCGTCCTCTGACTTCTCTACAGCTTCAGCATCTTCTGCTGCATCCTCTGCTTTCTCTACAACTTCTTCTGTTGTCTCTTCAGCAGGCTCTTCAACAGTCTCTGCTTCTACTGCAGCGTCCTCTGACTTCTCAATTGGAGCAGCCTCTTCTGAAGACTTTCTATTTAGAATTCCCACGTTATTTCCCTCCTTTTCAATATTTTCGTCAGCAATTGACTTGGCTATGTCTTCGTCAATCGCCTCATTTTTATCAGATTGTGAATCTGAAACCTTTTCAAATGATGTAATCAAAGATTTTACAACTTCGGATTTATTTACATCGTTACTCTCTACAAAACCAATGTTTGTCATGTGCTTGCTGCACTCTGGGCAACTGTAGTCTGACTTATCACTTAAGATAACATTGTCACTAGTTGGACACCAGTATACGTTTTCAAGGTAGTTCTTTTCTACCTTTTCTTCTGTAGCATTAAACTTTTGTACAGAAATAATATTAGAGTCTGGATTTGCTGGATTATCAACAAGGGAAAGCTCATAAAGATCATAATCTTTAATTACCCGAACGGGCTTATCAATTTGCTTGTTGTACATTTCTTCTGAGTCATTGATGCTTCCACCAATTGAGAATCCAGTAAGAATACCTTCATTAATTTTATGCCAGGTATCTTCTGCGCCCTTTGAAACATAAACATCTACATAGATACCGTTATAAAACTGATCAGTATTTTTGTCAAAATATTTATCCTGTTTGAATGAAACGACCTTGCCTACGGCAAGTGGGGTATGCTGCTCACGAACGTTTCCACGGAATGCATCAAAAGCTTTTGCTGATGCGTCAGCATTTACAATATCGCCCTGCTTATCAATGCTATCTGTTGTAGCCCAGCCTGAGACAATTCTTCTTTCTTTGTCTACTTTTTGAATGGGCATTCTGACGGAAATGTTATTCCCGTCTGTGCTCCAATAAGCTTTTTCAAAAATAGTCATTTCAAACCCATTATATACTATGTTTATAGTATTTTATCACAATTTAATAAAATTATGCAGTTGTTCTGCCTTCTCCGCCTGGATTTCTTCCAGTTTCTGTTGCGGAGGAGTCAGTAGCATTATTTTGTCGTTCTGTATCTCTTTGTCTATTACCTGTAATTTGTGCTCTTGATTCCGCTCTTTGTTGTGCTGTTAGTTCAACTGGTGATTGACCGCCATCTCGTACAGGCATTCCCATTCTTTGTCTTACCTCATTTGGAACAATAACCTGAGTTTTGAGATATCTTTCATCAATCTGACTTTGTGTATTTTCATCTGTTAATGTAAATTCATTTAGTCTAAAGTTAAACATATCTGTTTTTTCTTTTACTATTTTATTTATTACTTTTTCTAAAGTTCTTTGTGCTGGTCGTGCAACTTGTTCTTTGAATGTGCGATCTGACGCTAGTGCAGCAGCAATAGACATGCCCTGACCGCCACCAACCTTTGATATTGGTGTTTGATGAGCCATAAGAATATCTTCACGATTAGACTTACGGTACTTTTCAAAAGAGCCTTCTTGTACGCCATTTTCAATTGGCTCCATATTAAACTCTACCTTGTTGTCTCCTGTATCTCCAGGAAGAGGGATGTAGAGTGTTCTGTGGCTTTGTCCTTTGAGTCCAGACTGCAAAAATCTAAACAGCTTATCTTCTGCATCTGTACTTAGCTTTGCACCCTTAAGAGTAACGATGTATCGTGGTACTGCCTTATTCTCGAAATAGTCAATGTTATAGCGACCAGCAAGTGTGTCACCAACTAGTGATGTAGAAGCAGCCAAGATATCTGGAACACCATAATAGCTATTACGAGGGGTATATTTCTTAATATGAATTAGCTCGTTTGGTCGTGGATCTGTTGTTACATTATTGGGTGTTTTTACATCTTGGAAATTTCTAAAGAATACTGTTCTTTGATTAACTACCTGAATGTATCCATCGCGTTCTCTTCTAACGCGAATAGTTGTTGCAGGAATATGACCGATATATCCAATTTCTCCAGAAGTTGTTCTGCCTACCTCAATATATCCATTTCCAGTTGCCTCATAATCAGTAAAGGCTTTTTCAAGAACGTGAGTCAGAGTATCTTCATCATTAAGATCTTCAAGCCATTCCATAACCATAGCCTTTGCTCTGTCAGCTTTTCTTTGTGCACGCATTCTCTGATCATCATTGCCAGCATCTTCAATCCTGTCCATAAGATTGGGAGTTGGTTCTAGATGATATCCAAGGCCAACAATGTTTGATACCTTGGCATTTACCGCTGCATGGTTAGCAAAATTTGTTTCATAAAAATTAGCAAGTTCGTCAAGGTTGTAGGGCGGAACAATAACATCAAAAAGTCCATAAGCAGTTGTAATATCCATATCTGGAATTAGCTGCTTTGACTTTGCCCCGTCTTGTCCTGTCCAAACTTTATTTAGCCTAGAAATACGACGCTTAAAATTAGGATTAAGACCAGTATATGATTTTACTGTTTCTGCATCAGCATTGAATGGATCAAATTTTGATATCTTGTTTGATTGAGGATTATCAATTCTTGCTCTACCCTCGTAGTTGTCATTCTCCATGTGCTCTTAGTCCCTTTGCTGCGTCATACCATGCACCCAGATCTGTTTCGCTAGGAATATACCCCTGGCTCATTCTGTCAATCTGTTCCGAATGCTCTTCATCAGTAATTCTTCTTACGCCTGCTTTAAACTCTGGCTTACCATCTGGAAATCCATAATAAGCTGCTGCCTTGGTAATTTTAGCCATTGCCTGAATATCACCATTACGAGCAGGAATATTCATGATGTTACCATTGCCATCGCCAGCCAACTTTCCATTAGGAAGCTTCCAAACATAGATGCCATCGTCACCTTGCTTTTCTATTACAGTTAGCTTTGGACTAGATGATGCCATGTCAACAATTGTACCATAATTAGCATGACTCGGCTAGTTTTTGACACTAGCTAGGTCACCAATATCAACTATCTCGCAAGATCCTGCAACACAACTTAGCTCTTGTGACCCAGTAGTTCCATCTTCTGTCTCATAAACAGTAAGCATCTCCCATGGAATATTTGTAGGCATATTCTTTAGTGCCTCCTCATATTCTTCTTTTGTGCAAGACTGGTATGGTGCTTGCTTGTAAGAATGCTCAACTGCTGGCAAGAATGAAACGCCACCGATTTGATCAAAGTTGTCATAGACCCATGCCCCTACGCTCATCCATTCATCTTCATGAACATTAATGGTGACAGATGGGTTATGCTCTGTCCAATGATTACGATAGGTTTTCCATAGTTCTAGATGGTCAATGGCTGATATATCTTCTGTAACTACCGCGTTCTTTGGAGCCTTTACGGGGAAGTAGAAAACAGTTGTATCATTTGGCTTCATAACATCTGGCTCATTTGGAATACCACAATCAATAAGGAATCGTGTTAGTGGATCTTTATTATCTCCACGAACAGAACGAATGTAATATTCTGAATACCATGGATGAATGCCACTTGATACACCAGTTAACTGCGATACTGTTCCAGAAGGCTTAACACAAGTAACAGACATGGACTGATTAATTCCAAGTCTTTCAGCTTCCTTCTTATTTGTTTCTACTGCTGATTCACGGAGATTATCTAATAGAGAAGATAGATTAGCATTATTATTTGATGTTAGCTTATTTCCATAAATACCTGTAAGTGATACCCCAAGTAGTCTTTCCTCCTCGCAGTTATCTTTCCATGACTTACGAATATACTTAAAGTTTGTAAGAGTAGATTGCCAGGTTCCAAAGATGGAGGCGAGTTCTACCTTCTTCTTAAGATCTTCTTCTGTATCAGAAGCTTCAATAATTACCTCTGTTAGATTACAAAATTCATTGGGTCGTAGAAGAATTTCGCCACATGGGTTGGTTCCTGCTACCTTAGAAGAATCACGACGACCGAAACTATCAATGTGCTTGCGAACGCTATCAAGGTTATAAATTCCTCTTTCCCCTGATTTTGACTCATAAAGGTTTCTCCACTCACGCAGAAACTGCGCTGTATTTGGCTTCATGTTGTAAACAGCAGAGTTATTTGCTAGAGCACGCTGCCCTTCATTCTCCCACCAGTTTCCACTCTTTGCCTTTGCCATTTCAAAGTCATCAAGATTGGACAACGAGATAAGTGCAGAGCGACGAACACCACCTACAACAACTACCTCTCCTATTTTACACATAATATCGTGTGCCTCAATTGGCTTGAGTCTACGTCCCGCTGCATTTCTAAATATATCAACAGTAAACTGGAATAGTGCATGTAGTGGCTCTGGGCCTGATGCACGACCACCAAAAGTCTTCAGCCTTGCTCCTGCTGGACGAACCTTTGTCATATCCCAATTAGGAATCTGGCCTTGATACAAAAGAGCAATAAGTTCTTTGTATGCCTTTGCCCAACCAAGCTTAGAGTCCTCAACAACGATGGTTGTTCCTGTTGGAAACATCTGTTCTGCTACAACGGGTAGTTGGTCTGTATATTTTTGCTCAACACTAAATCCAACTCCTGTACCATTCATCAAAATATACATAGCCTCATCGAATGCTCTTGGGCTATCAACCGCAATGAATGAGCAGTTATAAGCAGCAATGTTATCACGCTCAAGTGCTGGGCCTGCCGTCATCATAGCACGCATAGAAGGCATGATCTTATGATTAATAATGGCATCACGAACTTCATCAAAAATTGGTGCACTATCTTTATATTCGTAGTTGTTGACAAGATGACTCTTCATAAAGTTCATAAGTCTATCTACTGTTTCCACCCATGTCTCTCGCCTATTTTCTTCCTCCATCCACCTGGCGTATCTGCTGATGTGGATGAAATTTCTGTAGTGATCCTTTATCGAACCGTTATCATTAATGAGAGACAATTAAAAACACTTCCTTTGATAGATTTATTAGTAAGATATAATTCTATCAGAATTTTAAGGAGAGTCAACATGGAACTAACAATTCAAGAAGTACATTACTATAACGATTTGGTAAAGGAAGGTATAGAAGAACCCCTTGAACTACCTGGCTGTGACACAAGTGAATTCGGGGGGCTGGTGATACCTAGACTAGATGAAGATGATCGTGTATACTTTCATGATCTTGCATCAGGCGTTAATGTCTACCCAGGAATAAATACAATAGAAAAAATCAAGAAAGCTATTGACAAAGTAAAAATCAAGGAGTAAACTGTAGGGTGGTTTGGGAGGGGAAGGTATTACTAATAAATACTTTTATAGTATTTTATATATAAGTATATATAGATCGTTTACACACTTTTGAGACATTTCTGCTATGTACATTTGACATTTCTACTGATATTCTGTATTCTTAATAAGTTGCCGCTGTCAGGAGGAAACATGACGAAAACGAAACTACTAGGAGGTATTGTGGGAATTATAATGTTGTTTGCTACCCCCGCTTATGCCTCTGATGGGGTGAATGCTGAGTCATCACCAACTGCGACGGGAAAAGTCGTATACCTTAGCAATGAGCATCGTGCTGCTAGGTCTAAGGATGCTGACGATATGAAGGGCTATGAGCCATCTTTGTATCGCGGTAAATGGTTCGATTCTAAATGGGAAAATTCTCGTAAATGTATTATGAAGCGTGAATCCCGTTTTTCTTATCGGGCTGCCAATAAGTCATCCTCGGCAAGAGGAGCCTATCAATTCTTGGACTCTCAATGGAGAGATGGGCTTGTTTGGATGATGTTAAAGGAATCCAAGAAAACAAAAGATGGTTTGTCAGC